CAAGCCACTTAGTTCACGTTGCTTGTTGTTGATCGCGATCTGATCGCGGGTCCGAGTGTTCTCAGATTCCATACGGGCAATTTCTTGCCGCTGGCTGAAGATCCGATCCTCAACACTGCGACGAAGATCTAAGCTTGTTCGCTCAATATCAGCAGAGCGCTGCCGGAACTCCCGAATCTGATTCTCGACATTAAAGCTGTAATCAGCAGTTCGCTCTTGTAATGAGATATTTCGTCTGCGTAGCTTCTCTCTCCTTTCGTCTTTTTTCTGAAGTTCCTGTCTCTTCTTGATTTCTTCTTCGATTTCTTTTACGCTGGATTGATTCGTGGTCGATGTAGCAGGATCAAGGGGGCCGAGCTTAAAAGCATTCAGCCTGTCTTGAGCAATGGAAATCTTACGATCTACTTCCTGCAGTCGTTCTTTTATTTGCTTATCGTCTTGGTCGCTAAATCCAGCCGCGGGGTTAATGTTCCTGGTGACCATCACCTCTTGAATGATCTCAATCCGCTCATTCTCCAGCTTCGTCAACTCATCAATAGCAGATTTCGGTGAGCTGGTATAGTCCTCGATTCGACCAGAAATTGACTTAGAACTTTTAGCAACGATTTGGAAGGCTAAAGCAAGCTCTCTTAAGACAGGAACGGTCTGCGAAGATTGCGCCAACAGCTGGCCGAAATCAACGTTTAGGTTTGGCAGGTTGGAACCAGTGTATTCGACAATTACATTTAAATCATCTAACGCCTCATTAAGCTCTCTGATTCCAAGTGTCAGGCCTTCGACAAATTTAACAACACCGGGAGTAACAAATCTACCAAGAGCACCATTCAAATCCTCAACAGCATTCCCCAGTGACTTAAACCTTTCAGTAGGTGTCGTCAATACAGACGCTAACTGACCAGCGCCGTCGCGACCAGCTCGCGCAAATGCTTTTATCAGAACGTCTGATGTCAGCTTGCCCTGTTTCGCTATAGTTTTTAGCTGACCAATAGGAACTTGCATTTCCTCTGCCAGTGCTTTCGCAACCAGCGGAGCTTGTTCCATGACGGAATTAAATTCCTCACCTCTCAGTTCTCCAGCACCAAGGGCTTGAACAAGCTGCCTGAATGAGCCAATCGACTCGGCGACAGATGCACCACTTAGCTTCGCGGCTGTATTGAATCCAACGAATGCGGTCCTGACTTCCTCCAGGGACATGCCAAGTGGACGCAACCGGCCATAAACCAAAGCAAACTGCTCTTGTGCCTCGCGGTTGGACATATTGAATTTCTTGCCCGCTTCAATTGCAGTGGCTTGGACAGTATTAAAGTCGTCGTAACCTCTACTGAGTAATTTCAATCGTTGCTCTTGAGTCTGAAGTGCAACCGAAGCCTTAACAGCATTGATGCTAATCCTGATTAGACCTTCAGCAGCGACACCAACAGCAGCACCAGCAGCACCCATCTTGCCGCCAAACAATGCGCCAGCACTGACCTGCGTAATCGCATTACCACCAGGCAGAGTGTTGAATACACCACTAGCAAGCATGCCTTGAGCGAAGTTTGATCTATTCTGTTTCTGAATTCGCTGTTGCTTTTCAAGCTCCCTTGTTCTGTTTCTTTCTTCCCTAACTAGCTCCCTGGCCTGACCAAGAATGGCTTTGACAGTCGAGACTTCGCCCTTGCGTAGATTGTTCGCTTTAGCTTGGGCCTGGGTCAGCAACCTTGCAATCTGATCTTGATTTCGGAGACCTCGCGACTGAACTTTGATCTGACGAATTTGTGAGTTTAGGGTTTCACTGCGTAGCTTTAGGGTCTGGTTAAGTGAATCCTGTAATTGGCGTTGAACATTTACAGCATTGTTTGTTGTTGGTGCTGCTACTTCAACAGGCTTGCTGTACTGCCTAAGACCCTTCTGCCGCTGAAGAGCTAAGTCCTTAAGATTTGCTTGTTGCTGGTCGTAACGAATCGATTCAGACTGATACCCAAGCAAACGACGCCAGTTCTCGTTTATTTCAGCTTGCTTCTGGTTGTACTGATTCGCTTTCTTGACATCAAAAGACGGTGCTTTTGGTCCGACGAAAGGTGAGATCTCGACCGGTCGGGAATACTGTGTGACCCCCTTCCTTCGTTTTGCGATCTCAGCAGCTAGCTTTTTCTCCTGAGAGATAGCAGTAGACATTGCTGCATTAACAGCATTTTGAACTGTGAGGTTGCTGGCATTAGCAGCCTTCTCTGATCTAGCAAGTTCTACAAGTTGTTTTCTTTTGGCACCAGTAATGCCAAGCAGATTAGCTTCTTTTTGTAAAACTCTAAAACGTTGCTGTGCGGTCTTAAGACGAAGCTGTTCGACGCGATTATTAACAGACGAATTTCCAGGCTTCGCGTCGGCTTTTGCCATCGCGGAATTATTTACAACGCTTTTAACCTTTGCATCAAGACCTTTCAGACCTTCGACAACGAGATTAATTTTTTTATTATTTAACTCATCAATCTGCTTCGCGAGTTTTCTAAGGGCTTCCTCCCCCGTTATTGCAACTCTTATATTGGCGTTATAGTCTGCCAACGGCTTAAAGACTCTTCAACTCATCTTACTGTCGCTTAAATTCTCCTTCTAGTGGATCTCGCTTGCCACGGCAAATAGCTACAGCTCTTTTGTAGAACATGGAGTCAGTTTTACCTGCTGTAGCCAAGGCATCACGGACCTTGGCCCAATTGTCCCGATCGTGCTGATCCAAAACACTGCAGCAGTTATTTCATGCTACCGACGCGATGATGCTGCCTTCTTCATCTGCGCTTCCTGCTCTTTGTTGACGATCGAAAAATAAGCAGACCAACCAAGCAACTCCTCTTGAGTGATGTTCTGGTGTAATTGCTGAACCGTCATCCCAAGCTCCTTGGCGACACCAAAAGACAACATCATCCAGTTGTCGGCCTTGAGTTGCTTCTCAAACGCTTTTCATGTCGTCTGCAGACTCGTCCTCCTGCAGGACCGCCAACATGCATTTTTGAAGATCCTCGTCACGCACTTCATGCTTCAGCTCAGCAATTTCACCGGGCTCAAACATGCGCGAACCGCTGGCATCCAAAGCCTTGTCAACAAGCAAACGCAGAGCAAATGCACCAGGATCATCACTCTTGACCAGCTTTTGAACCTTTTCGCGTTCTGCCATGGTCAAAGCCGTTGACCAAAATTCAAACTCAACACCACTGGAAAGAAGAACAACACGCCGAGTGGGCTTCAGGTTTGCGGAATTCTTGAGAATATCGATTGCACGTTGCTGGGAAGCCATACCGTTAGGTAATCAAATATCTATTCAAATTTTAGGCATTAAAAAACCCCGCCAAAAGCGAGGCTATAGAGACTGATCAAAAAGATCAGAATGCGTTGAACAATGAGATAGGTTCGCCTGCCAGCGAAAAATTCACCGTAGCGACCAAAGCATCGCTGGTGTTCACAGTCACATCAAAGCCCAGCAGGGTTACATCACACTCAAACTTGGAGGATGCATTTTCGTCGATGCTGGATCCAGAGAACACGGTGTCAACATAAAGTTTGACCCGGCAGGTGGAATCCTGCATCACAGAATCGGCCAGAAGGCGGTTGCCCATCGAAGCTTGGTCTTTAGTGAACAGGATCTCCATGGATCCTTCACCGCTCATGAAAGTACCTTGCTGCTTACGAACTGGAGCAGGACGACGACCGGAAGCTGACGCGGTTGTAGCTGAAGGAAGGGTGGTTACATCAACTTGGTCCTTGGACAGGCTGAGCTGGAAGGACTGAACCGAGCTAACAGGCAGTGATTCGGCAAATTGAATACGGATGTGACCAGAGCTGTCAGCAGTGCCAGTACCACCATCACCTTTAAAACTTACGGGCGAACCGCTGTAAAGGATCTGAATGCCTTCGGCGCTGACAGTTCCGATTCCGTATGAATTGCCGGTATCGACTGCTGAGTCAAGCTTTCCAGAACCTTCTTCCGAAAACTTAATGACATCACCAGACTTAAAGCCATGATCAGTCAAGGGGAGAATAGCCTTGCTTTTTGGAAAGTCGGTAAAGTCCTTAAGGCACTTTGAAACACCAGCAGGTGTGAAAGTCACCAGGCCATCGGCCCCGGTAAGTGCAATGTTTTGACAAGCTACAGGCATGATTACCTCAACAGGAAAAGTAGAGAATTGAGGGCGATTCCTGATGGGGCTTTCAGGATGTTCTAATGATAAGTAGCAGCAAAACCACCGCTAATTCGACTATAGAAATAAGGTCTATCATCAAGCATCGAGAACGATGGGCCGACCATATCTCTTATGCGGACAATTGCCTCTGGACCTTCTTTGCTTGATCTTTTCTGATTTAACTCTGTAAGGCTCAGCATCATCGCTGACATCACCTCTTGCGAGCGGCCAGGTCCAACTCCTTTCGGGTGATAATGCTCAACAACAAAGCTTCCACGGATATTTTCATACGCGCCAGACAGGCTGGATTCCATGGTGGACCCAAAGTGAACCCTTATTGCTACAAACTCAGAAGTTGCATCATTATCCACATAATTCATATTGTCATAGACAATCTTGTCTACCGGCTTCGTCAGATCACCAGAATCGCTAATGCTGGTTGCGACAGCTTGCTCGATGACAGTTCGGATTGCTTGGAAGCTCATTAGAAACCAGCCTCCTTCATTGCTTTATTTGTAGCGACTTTGATGGTGCCCACGACTCGACTGCCATGCATGTAATCGGTAAACCAATCCCTCTTTGCGGTCAAATTGATTGCCAAGTCTCTCTTCGTTGGGGGATAGGGCGGCGCAAGATCCATCGCTGCTAGACGATATTCCATCAGGTTGCCGATCGTATAACCTTCAAGACCTTTGGCCGGTGGAACAAAAACAAGCTTAGGCTTAGGTGATTTAGATCTCTCTAGGCTAAGGCTCGCATCGCTCATGACGGCTTGCACATCTTGACCACCGACGTTGATTTCCCATGCTTTAGAAAACTGACCAGTCCAGTACGGGCCTACGTCTATAAGGTCAATCGTCACATCACGGGCGACATGCTCCGTTGCCTTGGACAGTGCTTTCTTTAGGTCCGGCACAAGGTTGCTAATGTTTCTGGCTTTCTTCATTGAGGTTTGGCTTTAACAGAAAATGCAATTGGGTTGTCACCTTGATATGTCTCCACTTCAGTCACGCCCATCGTGCTGTCTTTAAATTTAAACTGGTCGCCAATCTCAACAAGCCTCTCACCGATCTGCAAGGCATCAATCCAGATTCGATACTCAGTCTCCTGAGAGAAACCCTCCAGCTCGTTTCGTTGCGAAGGCAAGAGAACAACTTTGACAGGAATAGAAGTCTTATTCGATGTCACAGTTCCGGTTGCAGGGTCATAAGTTGCTTGAACGCTGGACTTAATGAACTCCGCACCAATTCCCCATTCAGAGATAAGCCCAGGAACAAACGTAAACGTGTCGTCAACCTTGCTCATGATCTAACCCTGCGAATCACTCCAGAGCCGCTGTTAAGACTTACGTTAGGCATGTAGCAACCCAGCAGATCCCAGATCCAATCAAACCGCTGCAGGACGATTGGTGACGCCGGACCAAAGCGACCTGTATTCACTACCTGACCATCTTTAATGTCGTAGAACTCCTGCTCCAGTCCGCCAAGCTTGTTCTTCTTTAACGCACCTTGAGCACTGCTGTCGGCAACGGTGCCGCCATAAATAGCAGTTGGATTATTATGCAAAGCCAAAGCCAGTTCAGAATTGGCAATAATCCAGTTATCAGCAAAGCTGCCACCAGGACAACTAGCCTCTTGGTTATATGCAATTTGATTTAAAAGTCGAAATGCTTCTTGCATCAGTGATGCCTTGGCAGATCCTGTGTTTTCCCACTTAGCATTTCTGGTGGTTGACGTGAAATACGTGTCAGCTTCTGCAGTAGTGACAGCCTTCAGCTCGGTCATAACTCAACAGCAGTGACGGTATAGCCTTCCTTGCGAATACGAACCTGGATGCCCCGCGCTATATCAGGACTTAAATCCATTACAGAGGGATACTGAGAACGCATCGACTTAGGAAGCTCAGGCTTGGGCTCGATGTATAGCCGGGTAAGACCAACCACACGCCCAGGGCAGCTAAACCCAGTCTAATTACTGTCAGAATAGGAATAGATTTACAAACTTAAAATGGCAGCACCAAAAAGCGGCACAGGAGGCGAATTAAAAGACTGGAACAAAGGGCTGAAAAACAAGTGGCAGCAAAGGAGAAATGATGAATACAAGGTGGCCGAAAGCGATACAAACAAAGCTGAAAAGATTCGTGGTCCCGGCCACCTGGACACTGCTTTATTTACAGGAATTCCAAAAAAACCTGAAGATGAAGCCATGATGACCGTCCCTGGCACATCGGCTTACTACATGGGGCTGAAGGAACAGGAAGACTCTTCTTTTGAGCACGTTGAGGACATGGGGCCGTTGGCTCATAGCTTCAGCGATCCTGGCTGGCTGATGGGAACCTGTGATTTAGCCGAAACATTTGGTGAGCTATACATCAAGCGGATCCCTAAAAGCGAATCCGACACACATGACTTCTATCGCTTTGAGAGTGGACACACAAGTCGCTATGACGGCGCAATTACCTACAAGTGGTCGATTCTATATTCACCAAGTGTGAATACTCGGGCAGCACCAGCAAAAAGCAATGAAGGGAGGTTTAAGCTAAAGACTGGTAATAAGCCAAAAGATGATGAGAAAAACTGCGACGTATTGTTCCAAAAAGACGGTGTATATGCTTTAAGATGTCAGTACAGCCACCCTGGAATAACCTACAGAGTTCGTTCTGTTGGAATTGTTCTGTTTCGACAGAATGGTGTTCTCCAAGGTGAAACAATGATAAAAACCCGAGCCTAAAAAAAGGGGGGCCGAAGCCCCCTTTACCACCCATCTCTAGGTATTTCAACTACTACTGTGACTTCGATCCGCCACCAACGTTTGTTGCAAACGGGGTGTTCACCACAAGCTTGATGATCGGAATGAAACGGTGGTCATACTTAACCTTCCATGTCATGCCGTCACGCAATCGGGCGTTGTCGGGGTTGTCAGCAGCACTGTCATAAGAAACACCATCAACGTGCAGTAGTTCGTGATAGTCAACCGCAGCAACATCCTGGAAGCTCAGGATCTGACGATCGTAAGCAATGCGGAAGTCCTGCTGAATACCAAGCTGAACAGCGCCCGGTCCAAAGATGTAGACGGGATACTTGTCGCCATGCTCGGCATCTGCGTCAGGTGTCAATTTGTCATCGACCACCACATCGTAACCCGCAAACTGGGCTACTCCATCGAAGCCGGGTCCAACTCCAACACCCCCGCCGCCCCAGGCCACGTTGCCTCCAGTGCTCAATGCTGAGGTGGAGAAGGTCAACATGCCAACAGTCCGCAAATAGTTGTAGACGTTGGAGTGCATCGCAATCGTGCGAAGCGTGCGCTGATTTTCACCGATGATGTTACCGGCGGCAATCACGTTGGCAGCAGACAAGAAGTTTGCTTCAGATGCCCGTACACCATCAGTAACATTGCTCACATCCATGATGTGAGTATCTGGACTGACGGCTTGCCCGGAAGTTGCCTCCCAGGTTTTGCCAGATTCACGATCTACAGACCAGTGAAGCCGTGTGAGGATGCCATCGAGCATCTCACGCAGAGTTGCATGACGGTGACGAACAGAATTATCAGCGATGTAACTCGCGATTGCACCCATCGTGTCAATTCCAGACTCCATAGAGCTGAGATCATCAGCACCAAAAGCCCAGCCTCTGTGCATAACAGCACAAACCTGAGAATCAGCGTTGATTTTCTGAATTGACAGGTGGCCTTTACCTGACTCACCCCAAGTCGTATCGCTCTTAATAATTTCTTCACTTGCTAAAAAGGGACGGACGAATGGCACAGTGATCCTTGTCCCCCCGCTAGACATGTCTAGTGTGGCGTTCCGCTGAATGATGCCAGAGCGAACAAAGGTGCAAGCACCAAACATCAACTCACGAACGTAATTCGCGAAGTTGGGCTTTTTTAGCAGATCACCAGCAAACGTAGAACCCCAGTTGGGATCGTTGCGCTTGCTAATTTGTGCGTTCGCATTGGCGTTAGTGGAGATGTTGGGATCTGTAATCCCAGCATTTACTCCATAGTTGAAATAGCCAGCCATAGCTGATTAAAAGTAAAGTTGCCGCGTCAACTCCGTGCTTCGGCTTGAAGAATGCGTGCAAGTTGAGGATCACTATCAGACAAAATCATCTGACCAGTGATGTTCCATGATTCTTGCTTCCATGGATTCACAACATCCGACATTGGATTGCCCATAGAGCTAGCCGGAGTGGAACCCATGCCGACACCAGGCGTTGCTGAGAAGAAATGCTCGTAGCCGCTGCCTTGTGAACGAAGTTGCATTAGACGTTGGTTCAATGGTGTCTCGACGCCCCCGTCCGTAGATACCACCTCACCGTTGTCTAGTTGCCGCAGGTTGGTGCTCATCAACTGATAGAGCTGATCAGGTGCAACGGCACCGGACTGGCCAATACTTGATAGAGCTTGAGACTTAAGTCGCTCTTTAGACCTGCCTTGACGTTCATTAGTCAATTCGCCTTCAAGCGTTTGAATCTTCATATCTCGCTGAGATATGGTGTTCTTGGCTTCTTCCCATAAACGCTCGTAGTCGCCGCTTTCTTGAAGCCGCTGCGTATTTCCTGAGTGCATCTCTTTACGCAACTCCTCGTGCTGACGCTTCATGTCAGCCAACTGCTCATTGAGCTTTTTGTTGGTTTCACCTTGCTTTGATCGATCACTTTGGACCAATTGAAGCTTGGCTCTTAAAGCTTCGACATCAGAGGAAGATGCTGCATTTGCAGTCTGGGGATCAGCCACAGGCTGATCAGGATCCGTCACGGAAGGATCGCCCATTGCAATATCTGCCATCAGGAAAAAGAGTTTACAATTACATATTAACTATACGAATACTATTAACGTAATATAGAACTTATTGCATGTGAGGATGACCGGGTTCATGCAAAGCTTCCAGCCTTCTCATTCGCTCGTAGATTGCTTCAAGCATGTATATAGCTTTTATTGCTTTAGCACTTGGCTTGGCTTCACCGTCAGCATCAAGTAACAGACTGGACTTAATCTCAAGCTCATCTAATCGATTATCAAAATGCACCCAAATACCAATCACTGATGTCAGCATCGTCACGACCAACGCACCGCTGGCTATAAATATTTCTAGCCTTTTTGTGCCCAGCAGCTCGTTAGTCATGACAGCTTCACCTAAATAATGCACCTAATCAAAGTTAACGAGGCGATCGTTAGGAGAAGCCGTGCAAAGTCTCATAATGAAGTAGCTACAAAAAATTAATGCCCACTTTTCTATTGCCAGTCCTCCTGTTCATCAACACCAAGAGGTTTAAAAAATTTATTGTTGGAGTAGTCGAGGAGTACGCCAAGTCAACAGGTAACAGGGTCGATGACAACCTTGTGATGGCTCTCCGTCTTGCACTCCTCGATGATTAATTAGACCTTTGAATTATTGGCCCGTGTCCGTTTTGGTGCGGGCTTTAGCTTCTCCTCTGCCTTCTCTACCTCCTCTTGTGCTTTTTGCTGGTCAACCTCGTCTTGGTTGTGATAACGGGGAATGTCCTTTCTCATCGGCATAAAGTTTGGATGGGTGTTCTCGTTACCTTCAATCCAGCAAGACATTTCCAGAAAGCTTTTCTCAATTCTATTGTCGCCGGGGCAAAATCATGCAACGACAATTTGGATGAACAGGTGGTAATTCCCGTGAATAGGTCGTCGCCACAAAGCTACTGGGCTTTTGCACAATGGTCCGATGCTTCGGAGCGCAGACAGGGCAAGTCGCCGGATCCAACACCGCATTCCATATCCATTGAACATTGACTTGATCAGACCAAACATCTGATGTTCCGCCGGTTGTTGCACGCCACACTTCACCAGCAATTAAATTCTTCAACCTAGACTTCGCAAGGTTTGCTGTAGATCCTTTCACGACCTTGACAGTCCGGCCAACTGCCTGACCGATGCCTTTGCTTATCCTTGCCGTGGGCTCGTCACGGAGGATCCCAGCTCTTACGCGCTTGTCAATATCAATACGAATCCGTCTTGCTGTACGAGACGCTTGATCACGAATCTGTTCTCTGTTGATCGGCTGAATCACCACTGCCGCCAGGCCAACAGCAGATGCTGCCATCTGGCCAGCACGTTGCTTTTGATCCTCGACAACAGATGGAATCTCGCTCTCCAATGCCTCGGACAACTCACGCTCAATGGCCTCAAGATCAGCCGAACGGCGTGCCCAGTCATAAACACGAAACTGGCCGTCTGGATTTAAGTCATCAACCAAACCGATCGCACGCAATAACGCCAACCTGAGATCTGG